CTTAGGCGTGGCCTGGGCGCTCAGGTCCAGCTCAGCCGTGCCCCGAGACCCAAGCAACACATAGCGGGTCTTGTCGATCACGATGTGGAAGGTGCCGCTCTCAAAGCTGTCAGAGATTGGCGTGTATTCAACTGATGTGCCGACTGAGATGGTCTCTGCCACACCGCAGGCGCGCAGCAGTGCTCCCCAGGCGGGGGCAGTTCCCGCCACGCCCGAGGCGCTGAGATCAACGCTGAAAGTGATCTTTGAGTGCAGGTCTGTTGGGATAGTGCCGTTTGCGCCCATGCCCGGCTGTTCCAGATCGCGGTCCTGGTCCTGGCCTTCCATGGGTTTTAGGCTGACGTCCATCGCCAGCACGGCATTTGCACCACCAGTGGGGGCGGCGTCGGAGCCATAGGTGCCTTCCAGGGCAAACAGAATGCGCTTGTTGCGCCAATACTTTGGGGCAGCCATTTATTTGGCCTCCTTCTTTGGAGCGGCTTTTGGCACCGGCTTGTGAACCGGATCCGCGGTTGGTTTTTCAACCTGCTTCAGAGACCCGTTGGATTGGCGCACAAAGCTGCCGCCGCCTTGGGGAATTGTCTTCTTTTTCATGTTGAGATCCTCAACTGGTCGGTGATTGAAAAGTCGATCTGAAACACCATTCGGCCCTGGTGCAGGGACAAGAGCTTGCCGCGTTCAACCTGAAACACGCCGCTCACATCCTCGGGGGCCCATCCGGCAAGGGTCTCCACCACTTCGCGGATCAGTGGGTCGATGCGTTTCAGCGCCTTTTGCCCCGCCTTGTCATGGACTGAAGCAATCAACAGAACACCGATCACCTCATTTATGTCCTGGGTGAACATCCCAGCAGCGTCGCCCGGCTTGCCGCCCCGAAAACCGAGCGGCACCACAATGGCGCTGGCATTTGCGGGCAGGCGTCCGGATTTCATCAGGTCAGCCAGGTGGGCAACGGTTTCTACCTTGCCCTGCAGATCCGCGACCAGGGTATTCAGCCGGTCAGCAACGGCGTCAATCATCAGATGAACCCCGTCATTTTGCTGGCTTCAAGTGGGCGTTCGCGGTCGGTGATCTGCACGCCGCTGCTGCCAGATCCGGCAGGTTCTATCCCAGCAATGGGCAGGCGGACTGTACCTTTGCCAATGTCGCGCAACGTGGCGACAGCATCCTTGAATTCTTCTTTGATCTTCTCTGACGCCGAAAAGACATGAAGCTTGTAAATAGAGATTGCCTTGGCGAGATCCTTGATCAGTGGCGGGGTTTCGGCCAGGGGCAGTTTATAGCGGCCTTGCAAATATCCGTCGATTTGCGCTCCGGCGTCGTTGATAGCCTGGGTGACTGTGTCTGCATTCACAACATTGATGCTGCTGTCGCCCCGATCTGTCAGTTCGATCAGCAGGCTCTCGCCATAACGATCATTCAGCTCTTGCAGCGTTGTGTAGGCCATGGGGCGTAGTCCGGTTTGAAAGGGTTAGGCGAGGACGGCGCGATTTCTGCGCCGTCCTGTTGGTCAATCCGCCTCAGCAGCAGCGACAACGCCAAGGTGTTCCAGGCGGTCAAACTGCTTTTGGGTCAGCTCGACGGGTTCGTCAGGGCCATAGCTCTTGCCGTTGTGCTTGAGCTGATCCAGGACAATGGCGTCCACCAGTTCGGCGTCGTTTGAAGGCGGCGCAGGGTTGGAGGCAGGGTTGGCCTCCTTTTCCGCGATGGCCTTTTTCAACTCGTCGTTGGTTCCCCGGCCGGGAAGGCCGAGTTCTTTGGCGCGGGCCATTAGGGTTTTGCGTTCACTCATGAGCCCGCCCCCTATGCTGCTGCAATCGCGTCTTGGATGAAGTAGCCGAGGTCTTTGGCGACGATCAGCTCTTTCACCCGCTCACCACGACGAATGCGGGTGCCGCCTTGCAGGCCGATGTCTTTGTCCTCAATGCGCCCCGCAATCTTGCCGCCATATTCTGCGGTCAGGCCCCAGGTCAGATCGCCACCTTCAGCCGTGGCCATCTTGTTGATGTGCAGCATGGAGATGTGGTTGCCCCAGGCGCGTTTTAGGTCGGCGTTCTGTTTGGGTTTCGCCGCATTGTAGAAGGCGTCGCCAATTAGCAGGCGGGAAATTCCCTCCCCAGAGAACAGATCCAGGAACTGCTGGCGGGTGACGATACCCTCGTCGGTCAGATTGCCTTTGACTGCATTGACGATCTTTGGGTGCGAGCTGAGTTTCGACCAGACCTTGCGCCCCATCACCATGGTGTTGGGCGGCAAGATCAGAGTGCTTTCCATCCCGGTTTTTATCAAGCCAATTGGATCCGAGTTGACATAGTCAGAAAGCTGGTCAGTCCCGGACAAGGTGACCTTGCGGCCCGCTGCGTAATTGGCGGCATTATGAACCATCTGCGCCACCCGGACTTCGCGGATGTTGAGAATGGTCTCCGACAACATTTCCACCGCATGACCTTCAGGGTCAAAGGCGGAGAGATTGTTGGCGCGGGCATTTGCCGCCGCCTCGATGTCGGAAAAGGGAATGGGCGCATCAAGACCGTAGTCGTCAACTTCGCTGGTTTTCTGTGTGCCGTTGAACTCAAGCTGCTGGACGCGGCCTTTGCGCCCGACTTTGGCGTCGGGGATATTGAAGGCCTCGTCGAGCGGGTATTCAGTCCAGCTGAACTTCTCGCCACCGACGGCAGCGCGGGGCATCACCTCATCAGCGATACGGGAAACCCCAGGGTTCTTATAGCCAATCGCAATCGCAGAGAGGACCGGATCGACCTGGAAGGGACGTTTGGGAGCCATGTTTAAGATCCTTTCTAAAGATCAGGCCTGGTGCAGCAGGGCAGGCGACAGGAAGGCGTCGATAACGTCACCGGCAATGCCGGGCTCGTCAGCAAGGCCGATAACGCGAATGGTGGTGCCAGCGGCTGCGACAGCCGCAATGGCCTTGCCGTCAGCATCAGCAGTCAGAGGGGCACCCGCAGTGACGGTGCCACCCAGCTCAACTGAGACCAGACCACCCCGGTGCACGTCGCACATGCCGCCGATGTCTGCGCCCATGGCGTCGGAAACACCTAAGCTGGCAGAGGTGGTGCTGTCCGCCTGGGCGACCTTGTTGCTAGATGCAGCATCGGAGAATTTGACGATGCGACACCCGGCAACAGCGGCGCTGGTCTCATAGGCGCGAATAAAGGTCGGGATCATTTGCGGTCCTCCTGGACGGCGCGCACGGCGGCGGACATGCTGATGTCATTGCCCGCTGTTGCCTGCTCGGCCTGGTACACTGTGGCTTTTGAGGCCAGCTCGGTGGCGTTCAGTGAGATGGCCCCGCCATGTTCTGGGGGAACGTCAGGAATGATGGCACCGCTGATCATGGGTAACGCGCCGATTTCCTTTTCAACGCGGGCCGGGTCCTGCTGGTGCATGGAAATGTAATGGTCTTTCATCGGGCTAGGGATCATGCGGCCCTTTTCCATCTCGCCGGTGACAAACGCGTTGGCTTTTTCCAACGCGCGGTCAGTGGTCAACGCGGTGAGGCTGGTTTGCAGAGTGGTGTTTGCCGCCTGCAGCTCGGTGACTGAGGCCTGCAGGGCGGTTTCACCACCCAGACCGGCCTTGGCAGTCTTGGCGGCGGCTAGAACATCGCCGCCGTCTTCAACGCCGAGGGCGGTGCCGATCTCGCCAAGTTGCGATTGCAGCTCGGTTGTTGCAGTTACGCCGCCGTCTTTCAGGGAGGTCAGAGCGGTGGAAATATCGGCTTCCGAGGCAGTGGCGCTAAGCCCCAGCACCCCGGCAATGGTTTTCTGAAACGACATGTCGTCGGTCTCCTGGTTGAGCGAGGCAAGCCCGCGAAAGTTTGGACGATTAACGAGGCTGGCCCGTAAAATGCTGAGAACAGATTTTGAGCCATTCAAAGGCACGGCAATCACGGGGGAGAGGTTGCGGTAGGCCCGCTCGGTTAGGAGGGAACGTCCCTGATCTGACCATTCGACCTTGCCCCAAATCCCGTCGTCGCGAGCCTGCATCGCAACGATCCACCCGCGCGCCGGGGCAGGCAGCCCTTTTGGCGCGGCGAGGTCCGTGGCATGGTTTTCGTCGATGGGCAGCCGGTCAGCATCTGCAAAACTGTCTGCGATGATCTTTTCGGCATGGGTTACATG